CACCCATTCCGCTTAAGGTCACGCTTCCGCTTCCCTCAACCGTTTCTCCTGTGTATGCTTGGACTGTTACTCCGTTAGCCGCTACCGACTTTTGTATAATCAATTCACGTCCTGCCGTTGTAGTTGCAGAAGGCAAATAAATTGTTATTCCATTCGATGTCGTATCTGCGAAAATCATGCGGTCGAAATTCGTTACAACGTAGTCTGTCGTTATCGTTCTAACTGGCTGACTGATTGAACCACCAAAACTAACAGGCGCACCGAATTTAGTTGGTGCGAGTGATGGTGCTTGTTGTGTTATGAAAGAACGCGTTCCGTTGTTTGGTTGTGAATAGCAATTGTTCTTTGCGCTGTTCCAATTGTAACCAAAACGAAGACAACAATCTTGTGTTATCGTCGCAGGATCACCATTCGAATTTTCCCAATTCAATGATTGGTCAAGGTTGGCAGATACCGGTACAAGGTCGCAGTCGTTATTAATGTCTAACACGCGAATAAGTTTTACTTTCGTCATATCTTGTTCGCCTACAATGTAGCCTTGAATTTCCAACACGCGCCACCAAGAATCGATTATCCAAATCTTGTCGCTGAATTGAAAGCTGAATACGTCGTTCAAGGTAAGTGCAAACATTCCTTCCAAGATTCTCGCTTGTCCGTCGAATAGTTCACGGTAGTAATTGCGCCACCAACGATTATAAAGATTGTTGTATGGGTTGGCAACGATTGTGTGAATAGGTACTTCTGGAGCAAAGTTTAAGTCGCTATCCGTTACCGTTGCGTTCATTGTCGAATAGTTATTCAAACACTTTACCGCTGTTTGCACTACGTCACCACTCACTTCATCAAACATATTCACGAAGAAGTCTGCGAAATAATATAGTATGCGCGGCTTTGGTTGTACGAATTGCCCTTCTGCGTTTGTAAAAACAGGTACAACTACATCGGTGTTTTCGACAGGTGCTGAAGGTGTAGATGCAAACGCTAACTCAACCTTTTCTTCGCCTGTTGCGAACTCATTGATTACTTCGAAGTCTGATTCGGTTACTTCATAACGTCCGTATGTGCGTCCGTTGTCGGTATAAACTGAATTGAAAAAGTCTGAATCACTTGCGTATGTGAAAGAGAATTTTGCTTTCTGAAGGTCAGTCGTTGGAGAGTACATAATGTCTTTCGACAAGTCTAACTTCTGCGACCAATCGAGCGTATTACCACTTGCGATATACTCAACCATTGGCTCAATCTTCAACGTGTTTGGAAGCGTCTTATCGGCTACGAAAACAAGGTTGAACATCTTTTGAATTGACGTGATAAAATCAATTTGCTTCATATCTGGAGCGTTGAACTCCATTACGCAAGTGTCACCTGTCAATGCCGTTCCAACGCTTACAAGTTCAACACCTGTTCCTGTATAGTCAATGTTTGCGTTACCACCGAAATCAATTTCAAAACTTCCCGCTTGTTGGAATATGAAAGCAAAAAAGTAAAATTTAACCGTGTCACCTGCGGTTAATTGAAGGGTAATGTTTGTGTCAAAACTTAAGTCGTTAACCGACGAAGTTCCTTGACTTATCGTGTCGAATTGTTGAGGTAATCCGTCGTTAATTGTAACCGCATAACCGAATTGTATTTGACCTACTCCAACTGCACCTGTTGGTGTCGCTTGTCCGTGTACCCAACTTCTAAATGTGAATTGTCCTGTGAATGGAGCGGTGTAAATTCCACTACTCCAATCGTTTCCTGCGTCTTCGTACTCTGTAAATTGAGTGTAAAGGTTGTATAAGTAATCGTTAGGTTCAAAAAGAATGTTGTTCACATTACTTGCAAGACCAACGTTCGACGCTATGTCGTTTAGTCCGTTTGAAGCGTTCAAATACTGCCCATTCACGAAAGGAACGTAAACGTTTTCAAGAATATCTCCTAAGTAATCACTCGAATACTGCAACCCTGCGTCGCTCATTATCTCGTCGAACAAGTATTGAGCCTTGACAGCTGGTGTTAAGTGACCAACGTAAAGCGGTTTGTAGGTAGGTTGTCCTCCGATAGTACTTGAATAGACAGGTTGTCCTTCTACGTTTGTTGCGGTTAAATTCCACTTATCACATAGCGTTAAAATCGTGTGCGCGTTAGGTGGTGTTTCAACATTTTCGTGAAGTAAATCGTAGTCCAAATCACCTGCAACAATCGATTCAATATCTTTAAGTTTCTTTTCATTAAGTAATCTTGCAAGGTTTGGAACTTCACCGAAGAATACAACCTCAAATTCGAACAACTTACCCGACTGCCAATACAACTTCTTTACCTGTATGTGACCACTTGCAATTGGTATTGTGTTCACCGTTAACACCGCATCAACCTTCTTTCGAAAGTCAAACCATCCGTCGAAGTTCACGTTGAAAATAGCACCGAAAAAGTCGGTGTTCGTCTTACTTGCAGGAACGCGAAATTCCTGCGAGTAATTGCCCACAGAAGCGAAATCGGTGATGTCTGTGAACTTGTAGTTCAAGTGCATTTTCTCGTTCTCATACAAGTCGAGAATCGCGCTGTTTCCGTCGTTGTCAGTAAGCGTTAGTATTACTTGATTCATCATAAGCCAACAGGTTGAGAGTATTTTAAATTCAAAGTAACATTGTAAAGTTTAGAATATCTTTCGTCCTTGATAACAAAGTTTTGAGTATCAACAAGAACAGGTGTTTGTGTTCCGTCGTCGTTAATTATAAAGACGTCGTTTGAACGACACAAAGTCTGCAACAAGTTGAACTCTCCAACCGATACCCAGTCGCTGTTTATTTGTAGTCCTTTCGTCGTTGTAACGTACCGGTCAGTCGTTCCTCTGTCAAACGTGTTGAAACCAAAGGTTGAAGCGTTGTATGTTCCAACTACTTTTTGGTATTGTTTGCGATCGTAGTTAAACGACAATTCGCTCTTCTTCGTGAAGTTGAAGTAATCAGTACCACCGCAAGTATTCGTCCAACCCAGACGCACATTGTCAAAGCGACAATCGTCAGGGACAAGATAGAAACAATACACGCGCGAAGCAGGTGTGTAGATAGGGAAAGCAATTTCTTCACCCGCTTGTATTGTGTAGTATTTGACATTAGTAAGGTCGATGCCGTCGTTCAATAAGTTAGACGCATAAGCACCGTAAGCACTCACGCTATTCAAGTCTGTTGGTATTACAAAAGTAAACGTGTCTACAACATCGTCGTTGTTGTCGTACGTTGTCAAGTACAAATTGGTTGCTATATTGTCAACGAGTAGTCCGTTGTTGCTTATCGTGTACAATTGTCCCCAATCTGCTAAACGCGTTGGTATGTAAACCCATTCGCTCGATAGTCCGCGTGAAGGTGCTTCGCTCCATTTGTGCGTTTCGTCGGTTCGTTCACTCAATAAATATTTGAGCGTGTTGTTTAACGCATAGCGTGTGTTTGGGTTTGGCTTATATCCATCCGCCACTTGATATTCAGCGAGGAACGCGTACACGTCGTCGATGTCAGCCATACCCGAACCGCTTACTGTGAATACACCGTCGACCAACCAACCTTCTTTTATTGTACACGAAATAAACGCAACGCTGGAAGTCTCTTCATTGATTCCGTCGCGCAACGCTTCGATTGAATGCGTCAATGATTCTCTAAATATCGGAGCAAGGTCTAAGATTCCTTTGTTCGCTGCGTTAGGTTGTACGTTCACTTGGAACGAACCGAAGTCGAACACAAAGCGAAACCCTGCGTTCGCCACATTCGTTGAAGATGCAACGAGCATAAGTCGTTGACCTATCGGTGTGTATTCGTATGGTTGATCGTCTATTGTAATTGCCATATTGTTAAATGTCTTTTAGTTGATTCTCTATTGTTGCTGAAAAGTCCTTGCCGTATGCTTCGATGACCTTCGATTCATATTCGTCCCAAATGTTTTCGTATGCGTAGTCGAACGCTTTCCATCCCTTTATTCCGTCGCGTCTTACCTTGAACATGATTAGCTTCGCCACCTGTTGTTTGAGTTCCTCTGTGGACTTTTTGAACTTTCCACTACTCTTATCACGAAGGCGAATACCTTTTATTGTCATCCAATCGTATATCGCTTTTTGCATTGGCGACATTTGTCCTTTCGCGGGTTTGCTACCAGAACCTTTCTTAAATGAGTATGGCGCGCCTTGTGACTTCTGCGTTCCATTCACACCGTTCTCACGAAACAAAAAGTATTGTCCCGCTTTCCCTTTCGCATAGACCGAAACGTTGATGTTTTGCCCTTTGATTTGTAGTCTATATTTCAAAGACTTTTCGAGCGTACCACTTGCCACCGCGTTCGTGAAGTTCTTGCCGACCTTTCGCTTCATGCGATAGTCGGATTGCATCAATTCGACAAAGCGTTTAGCCATATCGTTCACGACAGCGAAGAAGTTTGGTGCGCTCTGTTCGTTAGCCATTGTCTGCTTCTGATTCCTCTTTTATCTTGTTGAAGAATTGAATCAATGGTAAGCCAAATTTGACAGGCATCTCTTGAATGAAAGCATCTAACTGCTTCAAATGTTCCTCTGTAAGGTTCATATTAGAAAGATAAAATTGTTACTCCTATTGACTTAGCTACGCACTCAGCAACCCACTCGTTATCTGTTCCCCACCCTGCGAATTCTTCTTCAGTTAGTGTGTAGTTACCATTGCTTAAAACCTTTGCAGGCACTTCCTCAGTTGCTTCAGATTTTAACTCGTAGTAGGTTGTGCAAGTTGTTGCAGATGTTTCGAAGTTGAGAATGAGTACACTCATTTCAGTTGCTGTTCCTGCGTTTAAAGGAAAGACTATTGGTTGTATTTTAGCCATTGTAATTATATTAGATTGAAGTTATTGTTTCCCACGCTGAAGCACCACGAACACAAAGTTTACCCAAAGTAGTGTCATAAACAACCAACCCTGCAGCAGGCGAAGCGATAGCGTTCTTTTGTGTTGTGGTCATGCGAGGAGGTAAGAAGCCTTGAGTAGTAGATTCAACAGTTAACTTTGAAGATGCAATGTCAGTAGTTGTGCCAATAAGTACATTGCCGTTGTTTACAATTCTAAAATATTCTACTGTATCTTTTTTAACAGTAAAATTTGTAGTTGCATTGCTATATGAGTACGGCTTTAAATTTAAAATTAAATTAGTTCCGTCAAATTTTAACGAGCCATCAGAATTACTACCAATCGAAAATTCTTTGTTGGTTAAAACACCAATACCTGTGTTATTAAAATAAGCAGAATCAATACCACCAATGCTGAAAAATATATTAGCTCCTGAAGTATTTGTATTGAATCTTGCTTGACCTAAACTATTTATTGTTGCTGAAAAATATTTAGTAGCATCATAACTCAACCTTAATTGTTCAGTTGTTGAAATTGCAGTCAATAATCCACTCACCCTCGCCGTCCCATTCACATCGAGCTTATACCCTGCGTCTGTTGTTGTGCCGATGGCTATGTTGCCTTCATTAAAAATAGTTAATGGAGTTGTTACAGGGATTGCTAAATCTTGAAATTTCAACGAGCCATTTGTAGTGTCTAAATAGATTCTCCACTTATTCACATTCGCAGTTGCAAATGTTAGACTTGTTAATCTATCTGAATCCGTAGTATCTAAACGCAATTCACAACCAAAATTAGTAGGAGCCTTAACTGACATTCCTACAAATCCACTTGTCATTGTTGGGCTACTTGTGCCTACCGATAAAATACTTGATGTATTATTCCAAAACAAGTTAGCACTCTCCTGCAACACATTGCCTGTCCCTTCGAACAACACTCTGCCAACTGTTCCGCTTGTTATTGGTGTAGTGCCTACCGTTAAGCCTGTCGCTATTGTGAACGTTCTGTTTGCGCTTAAGTCTTGCGTTGTGCCGTTAATCGTGAGCGTTCGCGTTTCGGGGACTGGAGTAAAGCCTAAAGCGTTTTGTTTGCCGTTGAACGTAGTCCAATCCGCAGAACTCAAAGCACCTCTATTCGTTGCGCTTGCAGTTGGAAGATTGAACGTGTGCGTGCTTGTTGCAGACGAGATACCGAAGTCAGTCCCTGTTGTCCCCGTTGCAAAGTTCTGCACCTGTGCCGTTAAGCCATTCAACGCAGTTAACCCCGTTGAGAATGTAGTTATTACTTCGCAAAGGTGACTATTCTCGGTGTGAAGTTTAATCGTTCTACCCGAATTGTTAACGTAGATTCGAACCGCTAATCTGTCCGTTAATGCTAACGTCGTTTGTGGTACTGCTATCGCGCTAACGTAAAGGTCAATTGCAGTTCCGTTTGTTATACCTTCTGGAGTTGCGGAGTTGGACGCTATCAAAGACAATGTCGTTCCATTCCACTTGTATAACTCAATGTAAAATGAAGGAGTACCCCCTGCGCTCGATGAACTGAAATATGTTTCGAAGTTCCAATTTCCCGCAGGTATTTCTAACAGGTTTGGAACGTTAGCGTCTGTGATAAAACTTTGAATGTAGCCATTCGTTGCAATGGTGAAATCAGTACCTGCTCCTAAAATTGGTGTCCTGTCCATTTCTCTAAAAGCAACACCGCCAAATGTGCCTTGCGACACCGAACCATTTAGATAGAAAGTTAATGCAGAACCGCCACCTGATGAAGATGGAAAGTTAGCAAGGCTTCCGTCACCTCTCACATATTGCGACACCGTTCCTGCTCCTGTTACTGCTATATCTCCAGAAGTAGTAATTGGACTATTCGCAACGCTGAACGCTGAAGGCATTGTTAACCCAACCGATGTAACTGTTCCGTTCGTTAGCGTTGGTTTGTTGTCTAAATCGTCGTAGTCATTCGAGAAAGCAACTGCTCCTAAATCAGCTGTGTTCGCCTTCAACAAGATTTCTTCTTGTAGGTCGTCAATGGCTGCTTCGATGTCGATAATCGTTTGACAATCTCCTATCGTTTCACACGTCAATCCTATTTCGTCGGTCAACAAATACCAACCGCGCACCCCTTCGTCATTCGTTCCGTAGTAGTAATTAGGCGAAGGTTCTGCTTCGTCATTCACCAAAGAAACATTTCCATTCTCGTCGCGTGTGATTGAATCGATGAACGTTAAAATTGATCCTGTGCCACCTGTTGAAGATTCGAAGAAGTCGTTCCACTCCGCAGGAATAGAACACGCGTCCCAATAATAGGGGACAAGAAGGTCAAGACTAATCGTCCAACCTGTAAGCGTGTGTTGAAATTCTTCTAAGAATGGTTCAAGGCTTACGTTGTTGACAGTGATTAAGTCACCGAACAAAACGCGGTGATTCGTTATCTCAGCAATTAAGTCTTCTGCTATTCGTTGAAGGTCTGATAACGCTTCGCGTTGGTATTCGCTCTTATCTTCTTTGTCGCGTGGCAAATCTGCAAGGACAATCTGAAAAGAGAACGTCTTCATTCCCTGCGAGTAAGTCACGTTCGAAGGAATGACGTGCATAAATGGATATTCACCAAACTTTTCAAGGTCGGAAACCTCAATCTGTCCGTGTGAAAATCTTTTCAGAATAAAGTGTCCAGACGCGAAAGCGTGGAACCTGTCAATGAGTGCGTTGTAGCTTTGTATGTTGGACATAGTTATAATCGATTAGGTACGTCATAAATGTAAATATTTCCCACGCGCTTTTTTCCGTAATTGCATCAAGTTTTGTTATATCGCGTCCGCACGCTTCCATAAAAAGATGATACCAACCGTAGCGTCCCAACACTTGGTTTAGGTTGTCTCTGTCTTCAATTCCTCCGTCAACTCCTCCGTCAACTTCTTCACCTCGTTCTCCAAATAATCTAGCGAAGTGTTGCTTAGTTCGTTGAGCAAAGTCGAAAAAAAAAGCATCGCACCGTTGAATTGTTCAAGTGTCATCTGCTCAACATACCCTTCAACTAACTCTCTATTTTGTTTGCTGTGTGGAACGATTGTATACTTCGAACCAACGCGTTTGTCTATTGGTCTGTAAAGCGTCCCCATTATCTTAACCATATTCGTAGACACGTCAGATGCCCACGTTGAGATATCCGCGTACTCACCCATACTGATTGAGTAAAGGTCTGGAATGAATCCAAAGTCTTTGTCCTTGATCGTAATCGTTTCGAAGAACTTCGCGCTTTCATTTAGTAGTGTTCCTTCGAATGCTTGGATTAAAGTCGGCAAGTGTTGGAAGGGAATCTGTTCCGCCTGTTCTTTGGTCAAATTGCTTATTGAAACAAGACGCTCAATGTCGTTCTTTGCGTTGTGGTAGTCAACGTATTGCTTGACACTAATCGAAGAATAGTCAGCAGGTATACTTACTTTTATGCTCATTTATTCGTATTTATTCGTTTATGATCCGCAATACAAACAACCTTCGTCGTCATCGTCGATGGTGTTCGCTTCGTTGTAGATGCGTATTGCTTCCATCTCGATTTGCTCTTTCGTCCACTCTGGATTGAAAGCGCGTATTTGAGATTTGAGAAAGTTTAATTTGTTTTCGCTCATTCCTTATTTTAAGTTTATTTCGTTGTTCTTTGTCGCAAAAATCTACTATACTTGCGACGAATCCACATTAAAGTGTTGTTTATTTTCCACTAAAACGTTCTTTTTGTAGATTATTTTCCATTATCTCCTTTGCTTTCTTCAAGATAGCGTTCCACTCCCATTTGTCTTTCGGTGTGTTCCACAACTCTTCAAACATCCAGTCTAACGATTCATTCATACAATCAATTGTTCAACGTCGATGTTGTGTTCTCGCAGTAGTCCGCGTATGTATTCGAATACTTCTTCAATCCCTTCCTGATACGCGCCTTCCTGTCGGTCGTTGTACTTTGTAAACTTCCTGTATCCGTTCATATCGAGTTCCCACAACATCATTGCCATATCGAGAGCTTTAATCATTCGCATATATTCAATACGATCGTCTAAGTCGGTAAGGTCAAATGTCAAAGTTGCTTTACTCATTCGGTAATTTGTCGAATTGGTTGTTATAATTTGTCGTTGATGATTATTTGTATCGGAGCATCATTCACACCTGCAATCTCATTTCGTTCAACGTACCCTCGTTTCTTTCCGCGTGTCTTCAAATAGAAAATTGTTGCGCTTGTGTTGGGTGCGTCTTGAATACGGATTACTTCACCGTCTGGTGTTGACACCTCGCGGTGCGCTCCCTTAATCAATTCAAACAACTGACTTTCTGCGAAGTCAACTGCAAGGTCTGACAACGATTCAACCTTTGTTTTGTAGTCTTCGTCTTCTTGCA